CGGCGGGAGAATCCACCCCAATAACCACCTCCCCCCCTCAAGAGTTTTCCACAAGTAATGTTGTATGATATACTCACAAATAATGACAAAACCACGCACCAAGGGGGTCAGGGTCGACCCACGGAAGCAAAATTCTTCGCTTAGAGCGGCACTTCGTAGACGAGTGATAGCCACCTATGATACTTGCGCCATCTGTGGCCGTGAAGTAGATAAGACTCTCAACTATCTTGACCCACTGGCCCCAGAGATAGACGAAATAATCCCGGTCTCTCGTGGGGGTAGCCCTTATGACTGGGATAATCTCCAGCTAGTACACCGGGTATGTAATCAACGCAAAGGCAATAAGATGGCCGGGGATATTGATCTAGACCATGTGGAGAACCCTCTCCCAATCTCCCATTCATGGTAGAGAATCAGTGATATCATGTAGGTAAAATTGAACCTTAAGATTCACGGACGACAACACTAAGAGGGAGGTGATTATGTGTCAGCTAGATATCGGTATAATCAACATCATCTTTTCTACATCAGAAGAAGCTGGAATACCAAAAAGCCAAAGCAGCTAAGGGCATACTATTATTGCATCGTCAGTATCCCTGTCGCTCTCCATGAACGCATTCATGCCAAGGTGCAGGATGTGCCGGTCCCTAGGGCAATCTCTATCGACAGCGCCCTTGATCAGCTTGATTACTTATCCTGGCATGGAGCAATCAAAACAACCGACAACATAGAGAAAAGACTTGGTGTCCTTGTAGCTTTGTTCGAGTGCATTGAACCAGAAACCGCAGAAGCCTTAAAGCAGCAACTCCAAGTCGTACGTGAATTCTATAGAGCTCCTCGATGAATGAGGGGCTCATTACACCAGCCTAGATACTGCTCAAGATATCATGCCACTTTTTATTATTGGCTTCGATACTTCCGCCATTAGCTATCTTCTTTGGAAATACTTTCTGTCCCCAATAAGCAAACGTAGCAGCGTCTAAGGCACTAGTGTTCATATTCTTACTCATGGATTCCCAACCGAAGCCACCATATCTTCCCATCTGTCGCATCTTAGTAACTCGTACGGTCTGATTAAGTAGTGGCTGATTGTAGTGGCTGAATTCCTTCTTCTGAATAGCATCATAGATAAACTGATGCGCGGCCACAATCTCCTTCATATTAGGCTGGATTATCTTCTTTGCTGGCACGCCGGCCCTGGTTAGTTCCTCGAATAGAATGGCTTGGCCAGTGGCCCCATCGATAATAATCTTCGAGCACCCTCTCCACCTATCTAGTAGCCATTTGGATAATCTAGCCCATCCTTCACTCATAGGGCGCTGCATAACAATCTCTACGTGTATCTTCCCATCCTTTAAGGGCAGAGCTGCGGCCAATGAGTATTCACTACGGTCTGGGGCGAATTTAACGGCATAAACTGGGCGAAATGATTCGTCTAGCTCTGGCTTCTCGGTATAGAGTGCGTCCCAATCCTTTTGTTGGATAGCACGCTTGTCCTCCACTCCACTCCACCAGCCAAGTCTCATACGATTAAAGTCATCTGCTGCTAGGCTCCTAGCCTCAGCCTCGATAGCACTTCGGAGAAGAAAAGTGTCGAGGCTAGGGTTAGTAGCATACCATGCTTCTACATCCTCTTTGTCCGTAAATCTCTCTACACTCCATTCTGTCCAACATCCGCTCTTGCCAGTCATAATCTGTTTGCGAGTACGAGCAAATACTTCACCTAGAGTGGTGGCCATTGGTGGGGTACCACAATAGATCACCTGTGGATTGCCAGATTTGGCAGCCGAGATGGTAGGTAGTAAAGTTGCTTGATGATCGTCCGTCACATCTGCCGCCTCATCGCAAATAAGCTCGTCATTAGTCGTACCAAGACCACCAAGGCGAGTTCTCGTTCTAAAGGTGTAGCGTGCGCCATTCATAAACTCAAGATAGTCATAGTTCTTTGGCTTTCGGCGGAATTGAGGGGTCAGTAGATTGAATATCTCCTCGTAATCATTCTCATAGAAGAACTCTTGCACCCGACGCTTTACTACATCCGCCGTTCCTTGTTGCTGAGCTGTGAAAAGGCCAATAGCCTTGCGGAATATGATGCCGTAGATGATACGTGCCACGATGATTTCGGTCTTACCATTTTGTCTAGCCACACTAAGGCCGCAGTCTAGGTTGGTGAAGTTCCCTTTCTCGTCCTCGGCCAGCCAACGCCTAAGCACTAACTTCTGCCATGGCAAGAACGTCATACCGTACTCTCCCAAGAGTTCAAAGAGAAGTTCGGCCTTTGTAGTATCGCCGGGTTGGTAGATATCTAAGCGTGGTTGTTGGTTCGCTATCATTGTTTCGCTCTCATTATTCTGTTGTATTCTTTTCTGCTAAGTTTGATACATCCAGTAGGGCTTCCTGGTGTCCTATAGCTAGGAGTAGCCGAATCTGGTAACAAGATATAAGATAGTGGTACCGTACTATTTGCATAATACTCTTCCAAAAACTCAAACCACCGATTTTCATCTTCTTTTTCCATTTACTGTCCTTTCTCTTCATATTCCACCGCTCATACGCCTGATGGCACTCATCACATAGCACTGTGTAATGAGTGCACCCCCCCCCAACATGATGCACAGTTAAGTTTGTCGTTGCTCCGCATAGTGAGCAATAAGGATGGGCTTTGATTACTTTTTTACGAGTATTTTGCCAACCATGTCTATATTTCTCGTTTTTGTAGTGTCCGTACCGCAAACACCTATTCACTCTCTTTACGTGGTGACGGTGTCGCTTATGGCATTCCGGGCACCTTTCAGAACCATAATGATGGCAAAACCAGCACAATTTATCGCAATCTGGACAACGTCTCGGCTTAAACCACAAATTCCTCTTAACCTTTACGATAATATCCATTACTATTTCCCCTCACACTTGTCCATTTTAGACGATACTTTACTCGTCTTTTTCTTTACACTGGCCTTAGAAGCCGTTTTAGAGGCCTTCTTTTTCGCAGGCTGCTTCGGTAAAGCGGCCCTTTCAAGCACTTTCTCTAAAACAGTCCCCTTTTTGGGCTTTCTAGACATCACTTCCTTTAATTTGTCCCTAAATATCCCTATATTTGTAGTCAGTCTTGCAGCTTCTTGTGGGCTCACTGTAGAAGAGTTCAATTGGCGTACGTTTTCACGAATTAGTGCCTTCCAGAACTCCTCATCATCATCGCCAACGGCAATCTCCATGATATCGGCCTCTGAATTAGCCTTTAGTCTAGCTGAGTAGAGCTTATCTATTTTCGATGGGTTTTCTAGTATCTCTCTCCATCTCATATAGGCCGCATATCCCTCCGCTGGTAGATTTGCCCTAAACTCTGACGACAAATGCTCAAGATCATTGGCTGAATATTTACGAAATTCATCTAGGAAGTCATCGTATGACATTCGAGCCATAGAATCGTAGTCTATGACTCTGTTCATTCTGTGCCTCCTATGAGTTCTGGATTCTCGTGGATGTTGCCAATAACCTCAATGCCACCAAACCCTTGTAATGTCCAGTTCCATTTCCCATGTTTTCTACATTCGAAGGCCTCAAAAGCGCAATGGGATTGCTTCCACTTTATTCTGTATTTCCCCCAATCTCCGTCCCAATCTCGCGCTTTCACTATATCCCCCTCATATATCTCTTTCCCGTTCTTGTCTTTAAGACCCGTGTATTGTTCAAGCTCGTACCTGCCCATAAGTAAATCTGCGTCTGCCCAGTCAACACAATCTTCGTCTATATTGCCAGGATTAGAACAGTTTTCATAAGGTAGCGTTACACCAAAACTCGGCATTGTTGGTAAAATCACAAAACCTTGCTTCTCTGGGAGAAGATATTTTTTATCCTTCTGGTCCCACACTCTAAACTTAATTTCTCTACTCATTTTTTTGTGTACCTTTCTACCATTATAGTTGTGCCATCATCAGTTCGGCATCTGGATCGCCCATAAGACACCGTGCAAAAGCTAGCAGTCCCAGTTTCCCCAGAGCCAGTTACATACTCAAATTCTCCGTAGCGGTTATTAAGGGCGAATACTAAGGCGACGAAACACACTACTATTATAGAGACCAGCACTAAAGTGACAACGTCGATAAATCCATATTTACTCATCCTTCACCTCCTAATTCCATTTGA